TTCGAGTATCTAGGTAGTACCTTTCAGATACAATTATTAAACCAAATCATTATCGACAAAGATTTCTCAAGGTCTATTATAGATGTGATTGAAACAAGTTATTTTGAAAATAAATACTTTAAATTAATCATTCAAATGATTAAGGAGTATTACACAAAATACGAACACACACCAACCTTTGACACATTAGAACAAATTACAAAATCTGAGATACAACAACCTCTAGCGGCAAAAATCATTATTGATACCCTTACAAAAGTTAAGGAGTCTACGCTTGAAGGTGCTGAATTTGTACAAGAAAAATCAATGAAGTTCTGTAAGCAACAGGAGTTACAGAAAGTAATGGTTAAAGCTCAAAAAATCATCGATACTGGTGAATTTGAGAGTTACGACACATTAGAGGAAATGGTAAGTAAAGCATTACAAGTGGGGGAACACGATAAGGGAACGGAAAGTGTTTTTAGTAACTTAGATGATGTTCTAAATGAGGATTATCGTCATCCAATACCAATGGGTATTCCGGGTATAGATAGACTCTTAAAAGGAGGTCTTGCTAAAGGTGAAATCGGTGTTATTTTAGCACCAACAGGTGTAGGTAAATCTACTTTACTTACAAAAATCTCAAATCACGCATTTAATTTGGGGTACAATGTTTTACAAATATTCTTTGAGGATAACCCAAAGATTATTCAACGTAAACACATTACATTATGGACAAAAATCCATCCGGATGATTTGTCCTTAAAAAAGGATGAGGTTATGACTAAAGTTCAAGAGATTAAGGAAAAAATGCCTAATGAATTGATACTTAAAAAACTTCCATCTGATACTGTAACAATGATGCAAATTAAGAATCAAATTAGAAAAATGATTTCTGAAGGAATCAAAATTGATATGGTATTATTAGACTACATTGATTGTGTAGTACCTGATAAAAACTTGGGGGATGAATGGAAATCTGAAGGGTCTGTGATGAGAGGTTTTGAATCTATGTGTCACGAACTTGACTTGGTAGGGTGGACAGCAACTCAGGGTAATAGAAGTTCAATATCGTCAGATGTTGTAACAACTGACCAAATGGGGGGTTCTATTAAGAAAGCTCAAGTAGGTCACGTAATTATTTCCGTGGCAAAATCTCTACAACAAAAAGAAATGAAATTAGCAACGATAGCAATAACTAAATCCCGTATTGGTGATGATGGTGTTGTGTTCGAGAATTGTAAATTTGATAACGGTATGTTGGAGATTGATACTGAAAGTTCAGTAACATTCTTAGGTTTAGAAGAACAAACCGAAGAAAGAAATAGACAGAGAATCAAGGACTTGTTAGACAAGAGAAAAGAAAAAAACCAACAACAAATTAATTAATATGAAAGAAAAAATATTAGAACCAAACAATGACAGATTCGTTATCTTCCCTATCGAACATAACGACATATGGGAATTTTATAAACAACATCAAGCAGCTTTTTGGACGGCAGAAGAAGTAGATTTATCTAATGATATTAGAGATTGGGAAAACCTGTCGGATAATGAAAGATTTTTCCTTAAAAACATATTGGCGTTCTTCGCAGCGTCTGATGGTATAGTGAATGAAAACTTAGCTGAGAATTTCTTAAAAGAGGTTCAATATGCTGAAGCAAAGTTCTTTTACGGATTCCAAATTATGATGGAGAACATTCACTCTTTAATGTATTCATTATTGATTGACACATATGTGTCTGATGAGACAGAGAAAGACGAATGTTTCCACGCAATTGATAGATTACCTGCGGTTCAAAAGAAAGCTAAATGGGCTCTTGATTGGATTGAAAACTCTTCTTTTCAAGAAAGATTAGTCGCTTTTGCTGCGGTGGAAGGAATCTTTTTTTCAGGTTCATTCTGTTCAATCTTTTGGATGAAATCAAGAGGTATTATGCAAGGATTATGTAATGCTAATTCATTAATCTTTAAAGATGAGAACTTACATTGTGATTTTGCTATCCATTTGATTAATAATCACGTTGAGAACAAACCAACGGAGAAAAGAATTAAAGAAATCTTACTATCTGCGTTAGAAATTGAAAAAGAATTTATTACAGAATCATTACCAGTATCTTTAATTGGTATGAACTCAAACTTGATGAAACAATATCTTGAATTTGTTACTGATGGTTTATTAGTTAAATTTGGTTGTAAAAAACAATTTAACGTAGAACAACCATTTAAGTTTATGGAACAAATTGCTGTTGAGACTAAAGGAAACTTTTTTGAATCAAGAACTATGGAGTATCAAAAAGCTAAATTGGGCGAGTCATTAACATTTACAGACGATTTTTAATATGATGTCATTAAAGATAAGAAAAAGAGGGGGGGACGAAGTTTCGTTCAACCCCCAAAAAATTTATAATAGAGTTAAACGAGCGGCAAGAGGATTAAATGTAAATGCTGATGAGGTGTTCATTAAGGTGATTACATCAGTTCCAACAGAGGGTGTTATTACAACCAAAGAGTTGGATAAGTTAGTTTATGAGATTGCTGCAGCATATACCGGAAGTCATCACGACTACTCAAGATTAGCATCATCTGTTGCTATTTCTGCGTATCATAAAGAAACTGATGAAAGTTTCTGTAACACAATGCACACATTACACGTTGACGGTATTATTAACGATAAGTTAATGGAAACTATCGAACAATATGGTCCTGAAAATATTGATTCTGTAATTAATCACGAGAATGATTACAATTTTGATTATTTTGCGTGGAAATCATTACAAGAAATGTATTTGTTAAAAAATCCTGAAGGTAGAGTAATTGAAAGACCTCAACATATGTATATGAGAGTGGCTTTATGGGTTACTAAATCATTTGAACAAGCGGTTGAGTATTATCAATCATTATCAAATCAAGTTATATCTCCTGCGACACCGATTATGATTAACGCGGGAACTAAAACTCCTCAACTCGCGTCTTGTGTATTGAAATACAATCACGGGGATTCAAGAGAAGGTTTGTTACAAACATTAAATGATATTTCAACTTATTCATCTGATGCTGCTGGTATTGGATTATGTATGTCTAACATTCGTAGTAAAGAAAGTCGTATTAACTCATCAGGTGGGTTTGCGGGTGGTTTATTGAAATACCTTAAAATTGTTAATGAATCATTACGTTTCTTTAATCAACAAGGAAGAAGACCGGGTAGTGCAGCTATCTACATTGAACCTTGGCATAAAGACATCATTGATTTACTTGAAATTAAAAAGAACACAGGGGCTGAAGAGTTAAGAGCTAAAGATTTATTTACATCAGTTTGGTTACCAGACAACTTTATGGAAGCGGTTAAGAATAATTCTGATTGGTATTTGTTCTGCCCTAACGACATTAAAAAGGCGGGTATCAAACCATTACAGGAAACTTATGGTGATGAGTATGAATCAAACTACAACAAAGCAGTTGAACTTGGTCTTGGTAAAAAAGTGAAAGCCCAAACAATTTGGAATAAAATTATTGAATCTCAGGTTGAAACCGGAGTTCCTTACTTATGTTCTAAAGATAGTGCGAATAGAAAAACTAACCATCAAAACATTGGGGTGATTAAACAATCTAACTTATGTAATGAGATTTACCAATATACTGATGAGAATACTACAGCAATCTGTACATTATCATCTATGGTATTGAAAAACTTTATTGTTAAAGGTGAGTTTGATTTCAAATTACTTTATAGTGAAGTTAGAAAGGTTGTTAGAGCACTTAACAAAGTTGTTGACATCAATAGTTATTCAACCGAACAAGGTAGAAAAGGTGGTTTAGAACAAAGAGCAATTGCAATTGGAACTCAAGGTCTTGCTGACGTATTTTTCTTAATGGATTATATCTTTACATCTGAAGAGGCAAAACAATTAAACAAAGAAATTTTTGAAACAATCTACTTCGCGGCAATCACCGAAAGTATGGAATTATGTAAATCAGGTGAATACAAACCATATGAATTCTTCAAAGGGTCACCAATGTCAAAAGGTATATTCCAATTTGATATGTGGGGATTAGATTACGAAGGATTAGGAAGAATGTGGGATTGGGACTCACTTAAGTTAGAAGTATCCAATCACGGGGTTTGTAATTCGTTATTCACGGCTCAGATGCCAGTTGCGTCTTCTGCTAAGATTACAGGTTCATTTGAAATGACAGAACCGGCTCACTCGGCATTATTTAATCGTCGTGTAGTTGGGGGAGAAATTTTAATTGTTAATAAATACTTAATTAGTGATTTTGAGAAAATAGGTATTTGGTCTGAAGATTTGAAAAATGAA